ATCCTCGTCGACAACAACACCATGACCGCGACCGAGGTGCTGGAGCGGGCGCGCGAGAAGGGCGCGTTGCTGGCGCCGTCGTTCGGGCGCTACCAGACCGAGGGGCTGGGTCCGCAGATCCAGCGCGAGTACGAGGTGCTGTACTCCCAGGGACTGATCCCGCCGCCGCCGCAGGAGCTGCTGGCCGCCGGCGCGACGTGGGAGGTCGAGTACGACGCCCCGCTGAACCGCGCGATCAAGGCCGAGGCCGCGGCCGGCTTCCAGCGCGCCATGCAGTTCGCCACCGAGATTGCCAACGTCACCCAGGACCCGAGCCCGTACGACGTGTTCGACCTGGACTACGCGCTGCGTGACATCGCTGCGGTGCAGAGCGTGCCCGAGGCGTACATGGCCTCCCCGGACGCGATCCAGGCCAAGCGCCAGGGCCGCGCGCAGGCGCGCCAGCAGCAGCAGATGGTCGATGCCGCGCCGGCGATCGCGTCCACCCTGAAGGCGGTGGGCGCGGGGCAGGTGGGCGGTGGCTAAACCGCAACGGCAGGAGGTCGGGTATCACTACGCCCGCCAAACGGGTGACGCCGGCGAGCGCCGGCGGGCCATCCGGCAGGGCTACCAGGACTATCAGTTCTTCGGCTGGCAGAAAGACCCGCCCTACGCGATGGGCGATCCCCTGCGCTGGCACTGGCAGGACGGCGCGGAGATGGCCGAGCAGGTGCGCCGCACCGGCCGCGGCTCATTGGAGGAAACCCCCGGATGGACCTGAGAGCCTTCTTCAATCGGCGCCGCACCGCCTACGTCAACACCTTCGAGAACCCGATGGGCCGGGAGGTGCTGGCCGACCTGGCGCGCTTCTGCCGGGCCAACGCCACCACGTTCCACCCCGATGCCCGGATGCACGCCGTGGCCGAGGGTCGCCGGGAAGTCTGGCTGCGCATCGCGCAGCACCTGAACCTCTCCGATGACCAGTTGTTCGAACTCTACGCCGTCAAGACGGCCAAGGACTCCACATGACCGATGCAGCCCCCGCACCCGCCCCTTCCGCTCCGGCGCCCGCGCCCAGCGCTTCCGCCCTGCTGAACACCCCGCCGGCCGCCGGCGTGCCGGAAGGCCAGCTGGCCCAGGTGCCGGGCGCCGCGCCGCCTGCCGCCTCCCCGATCCCGTGGCTGGAGGGCGTGGACGCCGAGATGATCGGCTACGCGCAGAACAAGGGCTGGACTGATCCCAAGCAGGTGGTCGAGGGCTACCGCAACCTGGAGAAGATGCGCGGCGTGCCGGCCGAGCGGTTGCTGACCCTGCCCGATGCCGCGGCCGACCAGGCCACCAAGGATGCCTTCTACGAGAAGCTGGGCCGGCCCAAGACCGCGGCCGAGTACGACATCAAGGTCGAGGGCAACGACGCCACCACGGCTCACCTGAAGGAGCTGTTCCACAAGAACGGCGTCAGCGCCGAGCAGGCCCGCAACCTGCTGGCCGGCCAGATCGAGTACGAGCAGAAGGCGATCCAGGCGCACCAGGACCAGCTGCGCGCCAAGATCGAGGGCGAGGTCACGGCGCTGAAAAGCGAGTGGGGCCAGGCGTACGACCAGAACATGGGCGGCGCGCGTGAGGGTGCCAAGCTGCTGGGGCTGGACAACGCCACGATCGACGCGCTGGGCGAGTCCCTGGGCCACGGCAAGCTGATGAAGCTGCTGCACAGCGTGGCCGTGCGCAGTGGCGAGGACGCCTTCGTCACCGACACCTCGCGCCAGGGCTACGGCAACAAGCTGTCGCCGGCGCAGGCGCAGGCCGAGTTCAACCGGCTGCGGGCCGATCCGGCTTGGGTGGCGCGCCGTAACGCCGGCGACGCCGTGGCCAACGCCGAGCTGAAGCGCCTGATCGGCTTCATGAGTGCCGGCCAATGATCGGCACCCCGGAGAACGATGCGGCCCTGCGGCTGGAGTGCTGGAAGGTGGGCATGGCCATGGCCCGGCAGAACCAGCACGATCACGTCGTTGTTGACAAAATGGCAACGGCGGTTTATGCTTTCATCGCAAACGGAGCCAATGTCACCACGGCTCCGGTGACGGAAAGCCGGGACAAGTCGACCAAGACCCCCAAACGCTGACCGACACGCTGGCCCCTCTACGTGAGGACAAGCCGGGACTGTGAGCGCCCAAACGGCTCGCACTTTCGCCTTTTCCTCACTGGAGCGCCAACGTGGCCGACCCCATCACCACTGCATTCGTCACCGAGTTCAAGACGAACACCGCGCTGCTTCTGCAGCAGCAGGATTCCCGCCTCGCCCAGGCTGTCACCCAGTACAACCTCGTCGGCGAAGCCGCCGAAGTGCTGGAGCAGTTCGGCACCACCAACGCCGTCAGTGGCCTGCCGCGCCATGCCGACACGCCGGTCATCGACGTGCCGCAAGATCGCCGCTGGTGCTATCCGGTCGACTACGACTGGGGCCACATGATCGACAAGCAGGACCAGCTGCGCCTGCTGATCGACCCGAAGTCCCCCGTCACCCTCGCCGGCGTGGCCGCGATGAACCGCGCCAAGGACGACCAGATCGTCCAGGCGATGTTCGGCACCGCCAAGACCGGCAAGAACGGCTCGACCAGTACTACCTTCCCGGCGGGCAACATCATCGCCAATGACTTCGGCGGCTCGGCCGCGACCGGCATGAACGTGGCGAAGCTGCGTGAAGCCCGGCGCCTGCTGCGCCGTGCGGAAGTCGAGTTCGAGACCGAGCAGGTCTACGCCGCGCTGCCGGCGGACAAGGAAAACGATCTGCTGGCCGAAGCCCAGGTCATCAACTCGGACTACCAGGCGGGCAATGCGGTCATCCGCGACGGCCGCCTGATGGGCCTGCTGGGCATCGAGTTCATCCACTCCGAGCGGTTCCAGGGTGGCGCAGCGAACACCAACTCGGCGATCCAGGTGCCGGTGTGGTGCAAGAACGGCGTGGCCCTGGGCGTCTGGAACGACATCAAGGCCAACGTGGCCGAGGTCCCGACCAAGCGCTGGAACTGGCTGGTGGGCATGAGCATGACCCTGGGCGCGACCCGCCTGGAGGAAGCCCGCGTCATCCAGATCCTCAACGTCTAAGGACCCCCGACCATGGCACAGACCTTCTCCACCGAACTCGCACCGACCCAGGCCAGCCCGGCCGGTGTGCCCTCCGCTTCCAACGGCTACGGCGCGCGGGTCCACCGTTACCGCGCGTCGATCACCCTGGCCGCCCAGGCTTCGGGTGACACCGTGGTGCTGGCGAACATCCCGCCGGGCTCCTGCTTTGCCGGCGGCGACATCGTCAGCGACACCTCGCTGGGCACCGCCACCGTGTCGATCGGCAACGCGTCGTCCGCGGCGAAGTACAAGGCCGCCGCGGTGTTCACGGCCACCGACACGCCGACCCAGTTCGGCAAGGCCGCGGCGTACGCCGGCGCGGCCAGCTCGGCCGTCGAGCAGGTGTTGCTCACCGTGGGCGCTGCGGCTCTGCCGTCCAGTGGCCAGCTGGTGATCGACCTCTACTTCTCCAGCCCGGTCTGACGAAGCTAGGGGGCTTCGGCCCCCTCGCTTTCAGGAGCACACATGGCCTCGAAATATTACGGCGTCAACCGCGACAAGCCCCTCGAATCCGTGGTGGTGAGCGCCAGCACCAACTCCACGGACGTGGAACTGCGCGTGGACACCTCCAAGATCAAAAGTCGACAGGAAGTCTACGACGCGGTGGAGTCGATCAAGAACGCCCTGCTTCGCTTCGTTTTCCCGTAATGCCCATGGAGTGAACGCAGATGGCCGCGGCCCAGTCTGTCACCGGTATCTGCAATCGCGCCCTTCAACTGGTGGGCTCGGCGCAACAGATCATGAACCTGACCGACACGTCCCGCGAGGGGCGTGCCTGCGCGCGAGCGTATGACTTCTGCCGGCGCGCGGAGTTGCGCGCGCATCCGTGGAACTTCGCGTTCAAGCGCGCGCAGCTCGCCGCCGACACCACGGTGCCGCCGTTCGGCCCCACCTTCCGCTTCCCGTGGCCGACCGACTGCCTGCGCGTGGTCATTCCCAAGTGCGCGGCTGTCGACTGGCAGGTAGAAGGCCGGGCGATCGTGTCGAGCGATTCGTCCCCCCTGAACATCCGGTACGTAGCGGACATCGAAGATCCCACGATCTTCGACGCGATGTTTTGCGAGACGCTGGCCTACCGCATCGCCATGGCGATCGTGCAGGACATGACGCAGTCGTCCACGCTGCAGTCCGAGTTGGGCGCGGCGTACAAGGGCAGCCTGATCGAAGCGCGCAAGGTGGACGCCCTGGAGTCGCTGCCCGAGACGGCGCCGGACTCCAGTTGGATCACGGCGCGCTACGTCGACTCGGCCAACCTGCGGGCGAATGGCTGATGCCGCGCGCGTCGCGCCCGCAGGTCAGCTTCACCCAGGGCGAGTGGTCGCCGCTGACGTATGGCCGCGTCGATGTGCAGCAGTACGCCAAGGCGCTGCAGCTGTGCCGAGACTTCGTGCCCTGTTTGCAGGGCACGCTGACGCGCCGGCCCGGCACCGCCTACGTGGCGGCAGTGAAGTCCAACCGCACGGCGGTTCGCTTCCAGCCGTTCATTTTCAATTCGGCGCAGGCATACGTGTTGGAGTTCACCGACAGCGCGATCCGCTTCTACACCAACGGGGGCCAGTTGCTGGACGCGGGAAGCCCGTACGAGGTGACCACGCCCTACGGCGCGGACGACCTGTGGGGGTTGAACTTCACCCAGTCCGCGGACGTGCTGTACATCGTCCATCCCGACTACCCGCCCAAGCTGCTGAAGCGCCTGGGCGCCACCAACTGGACCCTGACCGACCAGGTGCAGCTGGATGGCCCGTACCTTTCGCAGAACGTGGCCGACAACTACGCCACCTGCACGGTGACGCGCGTGGGCAGCACCGGCACGCTGACCTTCGACAACACGGACGGCATCAACGGCGGCGCCGGGTTGTCCAGCGCCGACGTGGGTCGCCTGGTACGCGTGACCAACGTCAACTGGACGGACGTGAGCCCGACTACCACCCAGGTCAGCACGACCAGCGGCTCGACCACGACCACCACGACCACCACCTCGGCGAGCACCACGTCGAGTGCCAACCCGGTCAAGTGGATTCAGCTGAAGATCACGGCGGTGACTGATTCCAAGACGGCCTCGGTCATCGTCCTCGGCGTGGTGCCGCAGTAATGGCCAATTTCACCGACCCGAAAACGATCACCGACGAGTCCGATCCGCGGGACCCCGGCTTGCCGCCCACTGGCACGGATGGCGGCACGGGCAAGACGCGCGCGTGGCGGCTTGGGCTGTTCCTGCCGGGCAACTATCCGGCCGTGGTGCAGTTCCACGAGGACCGGCTGTGCTTTGGCGGCTGTGCCAGCGACCCCCAGCGCATCGACCTGTCGTGCACCGGCATCTACGACACCTTCAGCCCCAGTAACATCAAGGACGGCACGGTTACGGACGAGCTGGCGTGTTCGTTCACCCTATCGTCCAACCAGGTCAATGCGATCCGCTGGCTGGGCTCGGATTCCAACGGGCTGCTGATCGGCACCTCTGGGGGCGAGTGGCTGATGTCGCCGGCCACCACTGGCGGGGTCATCACGCCCACCAACGTAAACGCCAAGCAGTCAAGCCTGAACGGCTCGTCCACCGTGCAGCCGCTGCGCATCGGCAACGAGACGATCTTCAACCAGATCGGCGGCAAGCGCATCCGCCAGATGGTATACGACTACTACAACAACGGCTTCGTGGGCGCGGACCTGTCGTTCCGGGCCTCCCATCTCACGGCGTCCGGGTTCAAGCAGTTCGCCTTCCAGCGCACGCCCCAGCCGATCATCTGGGCGCTGCGCAACGACGGCAAGCTGGTGTCGATCCTGTATGACCGATCCGAGCAGGACAAGCCGCAGGACTGCGGCTGGGCGTTGCACACGCTCGCCGGCGGCGCGGTGGTGCAGTCGATCGCGGTCATTCCCGCCGTGGACGGCTCGCGTGACGAGCTGTGGCTGGCTGTGCAGCGCACGATCAACGGCGCGACGGTTTGCTACACCGAGCGCATGACCAAGCTGTGGGAGGAGGGCGACGCCACGCCGTACACGCTGGGCGCCGAGACGGCCTACCGGTTCACGCCCGAGCTGACCTACTACCTGGACTCGGCGCAGCGCGGCGTGTTCGGCAGTCCCGTGACCACCGTGTCCGGACTGGACCATCTTGAGGGCGCCACCGTTGGCGTGCTGGCAGATGGGTCTACCCACGCGGACCGCGTGGTGAGCGGGGGCGCGATCGCCCTGGACCGAGCCGCGCTGGACGTGAACGTGGGTCTGAAGTACGAGAGCCGCGGCCGCACCATGACGGTCGAGGCCGGCGCGGCGCAGGGCACCGCGCAGACCAAGAAAAAGAAGATCCATCGGGTCGGCTTCCGCATGTTCGACACGCTGGGACTGACGGTGCGCGCGTCCGGCACCGGCGGGGACCAGGACGTGA